AAACAGATGGGTCTGGTAATTTATCATGGACGGCGCAATCTAGTGGGGGTGGAGGTGGAGGCAGTTCTTATATTACCACCGACAATGAACAGGCAGTTTCATATTATCCTCAAGGACCATCTGGTCCTTCATATAGTGAACCGACCGAATCTCTTAAGTTAGAAGGTAATCTTAGATTAGATAAAAATAGTTCGGGCACTAGCGGATCATTAGTCGTCGAAGATGAATTAGTTATTAAATCGAGTTCCACCGCTTCTAGTAGTAGTTTTAATAGTTTGTATAATTATTCAGCATTTAATCACGCTATTGGACCTGTCGTAGACAACCTTAACGCCTCAAACCCGGCTGGGCAGTGGGGTGCTACAAATATTATTCTTGGAGATACAAATAGAATTACATCAAACAAAATTACGGCATTAGAGTCCTCTAACGAAATCCACTTAGCTATCACGGACGGCCCGTTCAGCTCGTCGAAAGCCCAGTTCTTTTTGCAAAACGACGAAAGCAGCTATCCAGGCCGCGCTTCGATGAGATTTGATTCGAACCGTGGTATTACTGTGAATATTGGAAAATACGACGGAAGTGATTCACCCCCAACTGATGTAAACGGTAACGTAAGTTCATTCCAATATACACTTCATGCGGGGGGTTACGATCCCAACCATAGTACACCCTATACACAACAACCCGGCGCGGTGAGTTTTTTCGCCGGGACCCAAATTGAGCTTGCTAGTCCAGACGTATATATAGGTTCTTCGGAATATGGCGCCGCCGACGCCACCCACCCACCCGCCAATTCAACCAATAATGTAATAATAAAGGCTAATACTCGAGTTGATATCCAATCGCCTGAGTTAATGTGCAACGACATTAACATTAAAGGAGCCTTATTAACTAACGGTGACGCAGGAAATGCTGGCTACGTGTTAACTTCGGGGGGTGGGAGTGGGAATCCAATGAATTGGATGCCAGGTTTGCTTGCTTGGAACGAAGCAGTCAATGCAGGTTTTAGATCTACTCAACAAATTGATATGATGGGAGAGACAATAGTTTTAGGCGCTACCAATGGGGGCTGGTATCCCACGGCTGGCCCTCCTACCCCTAACCCCGTCGAATACTTTTGGAATTTCCCGCACAACGGATTTGATAAAAATTCAATAGATAATGGTCAAAATTATACTCGTCGTATTCACAATAATTCTCAGGATATATTTATTTCAAGTTCTCCAAATCCGTCGTGGTCGTTCACGACAGAGCAGACTTTTATCCCTGATAATAGAATTCATTTATCAGCCCGCCATCATCAGACAAACGGCAAGCCTGAAATTATATTGGAAGTCGATAAAGAAGATCCTAATGTTAATGAGACCCTAGGGATTGATAGTCCTAATGCTGGGTATGTACCATCTGGGGGGGTGTTTCCTAAGATTAGACTTTGTGCCGGGAAATGGTCAGATCTGCACGTGGGCAATCCTTTCAACCAGACGCAAAATGCAGGATTTCTTCATATGTCTGCTGGAAGTAGCGCGGCTTTACTATCTAGACGCATATACATAGGAAAACAGAAAGCTGGCTTGGTGTCGTCGTCGCTTGGTCTAATTCATGATGGTTATGGACCCGAGTTTAACCCGTGGGTGAATGGGCAGCAGTATCAAGATGCTTTTGATCCTACAATCGGCCAGAGCGAAACACAGATTTTATCTCTTTCTTCTGAAAGAATTGAAATTTTTTCTACTAATACTGTAGAATTTCATGGACAAGTAAGCGCAAACCAACAGATACTTAATAGTGATGATAGACTTAAGCATAATGAAGAAGACTTAACAAACTCTCTAGATGTAATTAGAAAATTAAAACCTCAGAAGTATCAAAAAACTAAAACATTAAAAAAAGCCGATTTCAATGGCACATTAGAAGAAGGTTCCTACATAAACGAATCTGGTTTTATAGCGCAGGACATTTTAAATATACCTGAATTAGCTTACTGTGTAACTGGAGGAGATTTCACTAAAACTTCAAAAGATTCAGAGGGGGTAGAAAAAGAAGTTATTATAGAAAAACCATATTCTGTCAATTATAATGATATTTTTACTAGGAATGTATCAGCCACTCAAGAATTAGACACAATAGTTACCAATTTGCTTACCAAGATAGCTACATTAGAAGCAAGAATAACCGAATTGGAAAATAAATAATCTGTAAATTAATTACAAAAAAATATTAAATGTAAATAAATTTTATAAAACTACATAAAAGTAAATTATAATAATATTATAATGACTGATAAAGGCTATTATGCAGTTTTCCCTGAAAAACAGGTTATATCTTACAGTGAAGACAACTCGAAAACATACGTAGACAACCTTAAGTTGATGGCAGCTCACACTTTATACGACAGACATGGACAAAAAATAAAACTCACTGATAAATTATCAAAAGAATTGAATGTACCGGAACCTCCAGTTGGTTGGGCTGCATCTGAAAAATATGATGGAATTAGATGTTTCTGGGATGGAGAAAAGTTTATATCGCGAGGTTCAGGACTAGGAAAACCAAAAGTTTTTACATACGTTCCAGATTTTTTTACCATGGCTTTTCCGCCAGGCGTTGCTTTAGATGGAGAATTATGGATTGGACGGGGAGAATTTCAAAAGACAAGTAGACTATCAACTCTTAAACCGGGTAAAACATACACATCCGATGAGATAGATGATATGTGGACTACCGTTAAATTTAAGGTATTTGATATTCCATCTGAAACATTGCCATTCGAAGATCGTATGCAAAAACTCGGTGAAGTTATTAAAATCTGTGAAATGTCCTGGAAAGAAGACTACCCAGATATGAACTTTCCTATTGAAATAACAGAGCAGGTAAAAATCGAGTCTGAAGAACACCTAAACAAAATTTACAATGAACTAACTTCAGCTGGTGCAGAAGGTGTCATGCTTAGAGCACCAGGTTCTCCATACGAAACTAGAAGGAGTAAATATCTTCTAAAGTATAAGAAACAACAAGACGCAGAATGTATTGTATTGGAATACATTATGGGTGATGGTAGACTTAAAGGACTTCTTGGTTCAATAAAGGGAGAAATTATAATAGATGGGAAAAGAACAGGTGTTATCACTAATGTAGGGACTGGATTTTCGGATTTGCAAAGAGAAAACTATCTAAAAGAAGACTCTCCTGAATACATTCCAATCGGTTCAATTGTTTCTTTCAGTTTTATGGAAATGACTAAAGATGGAGTTCCAAGGCATCCAGTTTATAGGGGTATTCGAGATGACATCTGAATTCAGATATACCTTTTATTACCTCTGACAATTATGTATCTCCCACCCCTAGGACCTATATTAATTTTATACAACCTGTTATTATACATATGTTTATATCTTGTCTTACCAAAATCCATTCTCTTTCTTTTAGTTGTTTTTTCAGGAAATTTTATTTTAACTTTATAGAAGTATTGTTTAATTTTTTCAAGTATTTGAACTTCCATGCTAGAGTAACTTGTATTATTTTTAATTATTAATTGAACTTCAGTCGCCAATTGAAGAGCTATACTATCACTTTTTGGGTCACGATAAAAAGGTTTCCATATTGTATTAACAAAATTTACCCAAGAACTATCCCAGCCATTTAAATCAGACGTATTTTTAAAATATACCATAAATATTATACCAAATATACCACAATATCCGGGATTTACAGTATCATTTCCTCTGTTTAGAGGCCGCTGTGGAGAAATAGAATTAAATATTTTTTCCGTGTACCTTTCTGTATCCTCGTCTTTTTTTTTGGGTTGTATCATAAAAACGAATACCATCTCTAGCTCACCCGTAAGATCATTCCGAACCGTATATCCATTTGGATCAAAAATTCCAAAGCCATCTTTTAAAGAATTATTCTTAACTAATATAACAGAATGAGGGTCTGGATAAATCTTTAAAGGTAGGATATTATGCGGAGTATTGATACTGAGTATTCTGTCAATTTCTTTTTGTGTGTATAATTTATCCCTTATTATATTTTTTTCAGAAACCCCTGCTAAAAATTTTTCTAATCCAGGATTTTTTCTATTACAAACTTTCCATATATCAAGTCTACTCATTAATATTTAATATATAATTTATATTAAATTATTTTTTTAAATAAAGTATAATATTATATGATATTTGATAACGAAGATTGTTACAATTACGTCACTATAAATGAAACAGATAATCCTGTTATACCATCTTCGGATGTTACAATTATACTTATGATGGAGGGATCAGATAGATTTAAATACGACCCCTTTATAATGTCATTAAGTAAAAAAACCATAATTCAATACAATAAGGGATATAAAAATTGTGTTAAAGATGAAGAAGTTACTGCTACTACATCAGATATTACACATTCTTATTTCACCGCGTTTTATTACGCAAAGGATTATAATAATGTGATAATCTTAGAAGAAGATGCTGAAATGTATAGTAAAGATTTAGATGATTATACAATAGTTAATAATTTTATAGAAAATGAAGACTTTGATGTATTTACATTTGGATCTTCTGGAATATTTAAACGTTATAAACCGAAAATTTATGATAATAATATCTATAAATTAACTGGGTATACTTTTGCTCAAGCTCAACTTTTCTCAAAAAAAGCAAGACAAAAACTCTACAAAACTATTAAAGAAAATAAATATCAAGGTGATATAGACGTAGATTATATTGAAAAATTAGAGCAATTATATAGTTATAAAAATCCATTGATAGTTCAATTATTTCCTGATACAGAAAATAAATCTAACTGGGGTAAAGGAAATGGTTTTGGTAAAATAGTGGGTTATATAACTATACAACCAATGAAAGCATTTTTATTAATAACTAAATTAGACAAAGATACATCTGGCTGGAAACATATATACAGATATAATCACTATAAATTATACATAGATTATCTCTTTACTTTTTTAGGAATATACATTCTATATAAAATAGGTATTTGGGCTTACCCTAAACTAAAAACGAAAATGAAAAAATTAAAATATAAAAATAAAATTTACAAAAAATAAACTATATTAAAATAAAAAATATAACATAATATTAACCGATAAACATGGAATTATTACAGGATGAGACTTATAGACAAGTGTTAACAAGTTATGAAAAACTTGTTAAAAATTCCCTAGCTAGAAATGAAAATTATGATATGAAAAAATTCATAGGAGGTCTTCCTGTAACAATGGAAAAAAAAGATATGTCTACAATAAACACTAAAAAATTAGATGGTAAAAGCGAATATACTGTAACACAGAAAGTAGATGGAACAAGAATGTTAATGTACATCGCGAGTGTGCCAGGTCAAAAGGTTGGCAGAATGGTATATTTTATCGATAGAAATACAAATATCTATAGAGTGAGAAACTCATCTCAGGATAGTTTAGACCCCGTAGACTCTAGAGAAATGTTAATAGATGGTGAGGTTGTGTTTTTTGATAGAGATAATAATAGTTATCCATGGTTAGATATCAGCAGAACTAAAGCAGTTTCATTTATGGCTTTTGACATATTATATGCACCAAACAACATAGATGTAATAGACGGCGAAAGAATTATAGGTCAAGATTCATCAATGATAGTTCCTGTAGACGGAAAACTTAGAACACAACCCTGGCCGTACATAAACAGGTATGATATACTTTATAAATTGATTATACCCGGTAAGTTTAATAATGAAGAACCTCTACTACTCATGTTTTTTAGAAATAAGAACTGGTTTAACGTAGAAATTAAACCTATTTACTTTCTCCATAACATATCGGATAAAGAAAAGTTATATACTCCAACAGAAAATGGAGAACTTCAAAAACTTCTTGTAAAACATAGAAAAGATTTTTACAATATGGTAAAAGAAAAATATAAAAAAGCAGTAGATACATACATAAGTAAAAAAATATCTCTAGATGGACTCATATTTACATCCGCTGATACTTTATATAACATAGGCCCCTGGAACAAACCTGATACAACTCAGTTTAAATGGAAGCCTAATGATGAACAAACAATAGATCTAATGATTGTAAAAACTGGTCGCGGAACTGTTGTTAAATTCCAAGATAAAAACGGTAATTTGAGCAATTGGACTAGAAAATCATTTGATTCATTCAAAGATGTCACAGTTGATGTACCAGATTATGTACAGAATAATTCAATAGTTGAATTTCAAGTTATGTCAAGAAATAACTTTATGTTTAAAAATGTCAGACGTGATAAAAATACACCAAACTCGCTGAGAACTATTCTAAATGTTATAAGAAGTGTTGAAAATCCTATTGATATAAATGACATCTATTATTTTTCAAAACTTGGAACGGGTTCTACTATGGAAGAATTGAAAAAGGTATTATCTTATTCTTCTAGATCAAGTCTACTTAGATGTATATCAACTTCTAACATGGCTCAAATTTTAGATTCTTCTGATATAACAAATATACAAAAACAATTCAACCGAATAGGTTCTCAAGACATTGAAGTTGAAATGCGTTTAGGAAAAATTAACTACAGGGGAGATTTTAATCCTAATATAGACCAAGATATATACAATAGAATTGTAAAAGAAATAAATAATTACAATATGAAAAAGTCTATTGAATACTATGTTGACGCTTATTCTGATGAATTACCAGGTATAAGAACTAGACACATTTATTCAAATGACTTTAAAAAGTTTATTCTTTTAGACTCTATACTTAAGAAGAGAAATAATGATATAAACATAGATATGTCTAATTTATGGGAAAAAGACATAAGAATTTCTACTTCATTTGAAACCAGGGTAACGGATTATGTTACATCTGGAAAATATTACTTAAAACAGAGAACTTCATACCAGGATTCAAGTGATTCATTTCGCGTAGATTTTACAATTATATCAGATGGTAATTTTATTGATAGAAATTTTATAGAGTATGAAAATCCCAATAGAAAAAGACAAATTGAGATAGAAATATTGAAGAATAATATAAATATAAATGAACTGTTTGTATTTATAACTAATCTTATTAATCAATAGAATATATTAAGTTATCTGTTCCATCGTAACGTAAAAATCCATCTTTAAAAACCCAATCTAAATTAGAGTTAAAATAACTAGAATCAATTGGACTAAATTTAACAAGTAATATGTTCATTACCTCATCATATGTTTTCATATTGGTTGTTAGACTTACATTTATTTTCTTTTTTATATTTAAAATTCTATTACTAACTACATTCCCCTTGTTATCTCTATTTATAGAAACTTTATAATAATCTCCTACTTTTATTCCATATGGTATATTTCTTTTCAAAAAAGTATAACTTCTTAGGAAGTCTAAATCTTTATTCTCTATTATTTCTTTAGAATCATAACCAAATTCAACAGTTTCACCTTTTATTCCAAGAATTTCCAATACAATAGTGTCTTTATAATTATCTTCTTCTCCGTAAACTATTGTTTTATTATCATGTTTAAATACTAATTTATTTCGAGGATTAGAATTTATTATCTCATATGAACCCGATATAATATTTGTATATTCATCGGGTATTATTATTATTTCATCTATTATGGAAGAAAATGTACCAGATTTAAATATATCAGCTATTATTTTAGTTCTTTCGGTAAATGAGCGGTCTCTAATGTCTGTATTGTTATAAATAATATCTATTATTTCATACTGATTTTTATCAAGAGTGTCATTATAACTCAAATACCCTTCAAATATAATAGTATTGTTAAATGTATCAGATATATCCGAATTGACAGACAATAATTTGTCATTGATATAAAAGTTATTCTGAGGTGATAAAACTAGATAAAATTTATTACCATCAGGGCTTATTTTTCTGACATCAAATGGGTTTATAATTAACATAGGTATTGTATGATAAGTAAATGGTTGATACTTTAAAAGACTTTTGGGGTTTATCTTAGATAAGAATATATCTGTATTTAATTTAATACTCTTTTCATTCATATTAGATATTGTGTTCTTTTCTAATCTACCCTGTTCGGTTATCGTTAAATTATTTATCTTTAAATTAGTAAGTATACAAGATAATAAAGACTCTCTACTAAAAGAATTTAATCCAGGAAATATACGAGAATCTCTTTCAAAATCCTCTCCACCAACTATTATTTTTTTTCCGTTGTGTTCTACTTTATATTTATTGGCTTTTTTACCCCCACCTTCCTTTGCACTCAGTTTTCCAATAACATTAACCGTCTCAAATTTTCCATTTATTTTAACATTTGCTATTGAATTCGGTAAATTACTGTTTGGAATTAATATACCAGAACCATAATCTATTTCATTTGTTAAATCGTATCTCCTAGAATCGTCTTTACCCGGAAACCCGTTTCTAAGATATTCTTTCATTCTTTCTATGGATTTGCTATCTTTTGTTTCACAACACGGGTACCACAATTTATCATCAGGGTCGAAAACACCTTCTGGTTTTAAATATTGATAATTTGGATCTGGACATGTACCAGACCACGAATATGGGTCTGGTCTCATAGATTCGGAAAAATTTCTAGGATCATTTCCCGTTTTTCTTGTTCTAGTAAGTCTACATATTCTACCATTGGGGGCATAACCGGAAACCGTATTGTATTCTTTTAATTGTTTTTCAGGACCTAATAAGCTTGTCATAACAAATAGGTCTTCATTTTCATCAAACATTTCATTTAAAACTTTTTCTAAGTTATCGAATAATTCTACAGATATATCAGAATCTTTATTTCCACATAAACCATCGTTTTTTTGTTTTAAGGTGCATTTAGATATATTTAACATAACGGAACCATATTTATTAATAACAGCGGTTAATTTAAGTCCATCTGATGGGATTACTATAACTTTGATATATTCTTTTGTCATTATTTCATTTCTAGTTTCTCTAGGTGAATAATATTCCCATTCTATTATTTTAAGACCTTTATAATAAACTATAGGAGATCCATCTCTGGCTCTCTTTATTTTTGTATTAATAGGCGATTCTATTATTTTACCATTTATATCATAGGGATTAATAAAATCATTTAATTCTATAAAATTAACCTGATTTTTTCCGGGTATAATTTTTTTAATACTAAATTGACCCGACGCAGAGTGAATATAACTTTTACTGGGTATAATCTTATAAATTTTTTCAGTTCCCCCCGTTACTTCATTAAAAGCTTCATATTTAACGGCCCCGCTTAAATTAATTCTTTGAATGAGTTCATTGATTAATGAATCTTTCTTAACCGGATCTGTATTAATGTTTATAATATTTATAAGACCATTTTTACTTATTCTTATGGATGTTTTATGTTCGTTTATTTCATGAGATATTATTAAATTATTTAAGAATTGGGTGGTATTGGTTTTAGGTGGTAATTTAGACGGCCCTCTTTTTTTAACACGACCTTCATATTCTACATTTGTCATTTTATTTTCGTATTTTTCGATGTCTATTTTTCCGTCTTCTATATTTATCTCATCATCTTCATCCAAATTAAATAATTCTGATACTATCTCATCGTTTATATTACCCTTTAAAAATGATTCTTTGATACCTGAATAATCACCCGAATACCCTGGGTCATTTAATATATAATCTCTAAAACCGCCGAGTGTTAAAAACAAACTTTCATCTCTGGGTATATCACAATTATTTTCATGGTTTGAACCCCCTAAACGTTGACAGATTGAACAATATGTTCCATCTTGTATCGGTCCTATACCAGGTCTGTTGTAATTTTCTGTTATTACTCCATCGTCGTATACGTTTTTTTTATACAAACTTAGTTTATAAAAACCTGTATCTCCTTCATCTAATTTAAATTTAGTTTTAAGTATATCTAGATTTATTATTTCAATCTGTCTATCAAGTTTATTTATAAACATGTTTACTCCGTTTATTTTAACATTGCTTGACATGTAAATTTAATATAACTAAATATTTTATTATTTAAATATATTTAAAGTATAAATACATTATTATTCACTATGACAACAGATATTGAAAAATTCAATACATTGTTTAATGAGTTTATAGATAAAATAATAAATAAATATCGTAAACAGTCTCTTGTGGAATATAAAAAGGTTTTTACTCTTTTAAAAATTACATCACCTTCAACACCTTCAAGTCTTTTTATGGCAGGATGTATAGATTATAAAAATGAAATTAGAAATAGAGATGAAGCATTTTTTGTAAACAGTGTAGATATAAAGAATAAAATTAGAAGTTTTTCTATAGAAATTGGAATAAATAAATACTGGAACGAACTTAGTGATAATACTAAAACAGCTATATGGGATTACGTACAGTCTCTTTTTTTACTAGGAGAACTAATAATTAATAAAAACCCTTCTGAATTTAATAAAATTAGAAACTCTGATGTTAAAGACTATAAAGAAGAAATTTCTAATTTAAAACAAAAAAAGATTTCTACAGACTTTTTAACAAAATTAAATTCTTAAGTAACAATAAATATGACCTCATATTGGTTTACCGACTTGTGTGCGCTATTTAATTCATTTTCAATAAATCCATTCTACGGACAAGATAAAAATCAGCAATATAACTCTCTTACAAGACTTATAATAGTAGCTACAATAATAGCAGCCCTGAAATACCCCAAGGATTATACAATAATAATATCAGCTGGTTTGTTTTCAATATTATTATCTGTATGTATTTATTTTGTAACACTTAATTCTTCTAATTCCATAGAGTCTAGAACTATACAAAACATACCCACTAATTCATCTACTGAATTTGCAAATGAAGAAGACCGAGGCGGGCTTACTAATAGGGGAAAAGAGTTATTAGAAGATTATAATACTAATACTAAAAACACACTTTTAATTAATCATCCAATAATAAATACAGATAATATTAAACATAGATTCATGTTAGATGGAAATAAAACTCCAAATTTGATAACTAATGAAAACACAGAATTAAAAATTCCCGAAAATAAAACGTTTGGCAGACAAATTATGACAGGGACTATTAAACAATTAAATACAGTTAATAAAAATTTATCCCCGGTATAAATGTAAAATTAATTTAAATAAAAATAAAATGTATATTTATATTAAACGTTATGAATTACGTTGGCGATGTCAATAAGTTAAATCCATTAATTGAACATGCACCAATGAGGCAAAATAACATAAACTACGGTGGTATAGATTATGAATATATGAATTCTTTTGACCAGAATAAAAATCACCCGGTTGTAAGACGCGTAGAACCTATAGATAAACCTTCTAATAACGGAATAAGTCGCACTTTAGATGTAAATACTAAACAAGGGTCTTTAGAATACTCTTTAAGATCTACTAATATGTTTGATATTTTTAAAAATATTCCAGTTCCTATGGTTGATACATACACTATTATGGAAGATTCACCTTATGATAATGATATTGTATATTCTATTCCTAGTAAAATAGGTCATAAAAATAGTACCCCCTTTAGTGCTCCAAGTAGAGATATAACAATATTGGATAATCCAACTAGAGATGGTGATACACATCCATCTGTGTTACAAAATAGAAATGCGAGAATGAGAGCAGGCGTAGGTAAAAATTAAATTAATATTTGTACATTTAAATTTATTATATAATTATATTGTGTATTTATATAAGTATATAATGTTTATGCAATCTAATATAGGCGCATATGAAGTAAGAAGAGACCCCGTTAGTGAAGAATTATTAATAGCCCCTATAAGTCAATATGAATTCATTAATAGACAAAGAGAACAGGATTTAACAAATAATAATTTATTCCAGATGATCGAAGAATTTGATTCTATTCATACCTTTTTTTCAGTTCAGAGGGTTATAGAAATGATAAATATTATGGAAGGGACAGCATCTAATATTTCAAAACCTACAATTTCAATTGAAAATTTTGAAAAATTAGAAAAATGTAATGATGTAACAGATTGTTCAATATGCTTTGAAAATAAGAAAGAAAATATTAAGTTAAATTGTGAACATATCTTCTGTAACCGGTGTATTAAAAAATGGCTCACTGAAAAATCAAATACATGCCCTACTTGTAGAAAAGAAATCGTTTTATAGTACGTAAAATTTCAAACAAATTAATTTAAATTAAAATATATATCTATAAATAAATGGAACTGCAACCAGTAGTAATATTTATTGTATTTTTGTCTTTTATTGGCATATACATTAATGTATTTAAAGCACCAAATTTAAACGACCCAGAGTTATCAAGAAAACTCCCTAAGATGTTTAGAACAAATCTCAATGAAGATAAAGAAGAATTAAATGTTAATGAAATGTCTGCAGATCAACTAGCGGATAAAATAGTTCAGGAATTAAATGGTAATAAAACTATTTACAACTCTATAGGTCATGTAGTTTCTAATGAACAAAATTATAAAAATGCTGGGTTAGAAAAAGGAGTTATACTAACTGACTTTGATACTACTAATGTATCAACAGTTGGTACTAAAAGACCGTACGCATGGCATGGTGCATCAAGCCAAAGAGAATGGCCTGATAACCCCAATCCTAATGCAGGACTCTCCTATAATGTATATTATCCATTAACTAGTGAAGAGTTAAAACCCACAACAGCGAGTGATAAACAGAATAGTTATGCTAAAATGGCAGGACCTAAAGTAATAAAATCTGCTGGAGAACAAACAATCGGGGTTTTTATAGGAAAAGATAAAACTTATGATCAACTAGAGAATGTACAAAGTAATAAAGAAATTAATCAAGCGGTATCAATAATACGAAATGCTACTGCAAATGCTAATAAACAGCTTGTATCTATAGATGACGTAGATAGAACAAAAACGGGTGAACGTTACGGAATAAAGAAAAATAATGCAATATACTCTTACACTGATGTCAGAATAAAACCGAATATAAATGTATCTATGAAAGATAAGGATACCTCATATGTAAAATCAAAGGCTATAAAAATAGACCCCATGAATGATTTAATAAAACAAACATCTGAGTTTATAAATAATTAAATAAAATAAAATATAACATAATAATAAATGCAACATAACAGTTTTCCAACAGAATGGCAACAGAATTTATACAAGCTTAATAAACATTCAAAAGCTGAAATGCAAGAAGAAGGAGATAAAATACACCATGATATTGTAACTGTAAGACCTCGAGAAAATATAATTACATACGAACCTATTATACAAAAAACGAGAACTTTAGAACCCAAGCGTATAATAAAACCTCAAGTAAATAAAAGCAGAAACTTTAAGATAGATAAAACGGAAAAACCGGCGTTAATGATTGTAAAACCAGATGAAAAAATAATAGATATGGGTTCTACACCCGGATTTTCATTGGGTACTCAACATGATAAATCTTATGATAGAGATTTTAATTCAATTGTTCCCAAGAATACTATAATAAGAGCACATAGAGACATAAATAAACCAAAGATAATAGGTCAAGAAAAAGGTATTGTTCCAGTAAAACCTAAGAAACTCTTTACAAAAAATAATCTATTTGACCCAGATAGAGAAATTACAAATTACACCCCTATACATACAATACAGCAGCCTATATCAAGGGTGTATACTATTCAGTAATTAATTTTTTATTATTTTACATATTTCATCAAAATTATCTTTAATGGTTTTTTCAAAGCTAGATCTTAGTTTAATAAAAGTTCTTTTATTGGTATCATCTATAGAGTATTTTATTGTTTCTAAAGACAGTAATTTAACGTCTAGTATTTCTAAAAATTTTTTATCATTAAGTACATTTGATAAAAATTTTTTCGTGGAAATGAATCTATCTCTATATGCGTTACTAAATGTTAATTTTACTATATACATATAATATTTATTACCAGATGGAGTTTTTGAAACTATACAACGACTTGTTTTAATATTTTTTTTAATATCTATTAAATCTCCTATACAACCAAGAGTTTCTTCCCAGGTTTCTCTAGCTGCAGTGTTTTCAGGATCACATTTATCTGATAATTCTACACCTCCTCCAAAATTAGCCCATCGATTATCTTTATCTTTACCTAAAAAAAAGTAAGGTGTATTATCAAGAGATTTGCAATAAAAAAGAACCCCACTCCCGTACCTTATATTAGTTTGTAACATTATGTAATTTATGACTGGTTAGTTTTAAACTGTTTAACTTAAAAATATAATTTATATTTACAATACAATCTATGAATGAAATTATAAAAAAACAAAACATAAACGGACCTATCGGTGTTTTATTTTCACGTTCCCAAGTACTTAAAAAAAATAATAAAAGTAATTATAGTATGAGCGCCAGTGTTCCAAATATTAAGTTAGTAACAGAAGAGTCTATAAGACCCCTAGTTAAATTAGATAATAATGTAAGAATAAATGACATAAATTTAGTTAAAGATGATGACAGACATTCTATATCATCGGGTAGTACAGTTGAAGCAAAACCAGCTGAGTCTAAGAAGAACTTAGGTAAAATAAAACCAAGTCTTAAATCAAAATCAAAATTTAATCCAGAAGATTATCAAAATTTTGTAAACAATTCAAAGACTAAAGATCGTAAAAAAGATGAATCATCAGATGATGAATCTGAACGTGGTAGTGAAAGCGGTAGTGAAAGTGGTAGTGAAAGCGGTTCTGATGATTATTCGGATGTTTCATCTGAAAGTAGCTCGGGTAGTGAATCTAAAACTAAAAATTCTAAACAAGAGAAACAAAAAATTTTATTACAACTTGTTGCACTTGAGAAGAGAGGTGTAGAATTAACAAAAAAATATTCTATGTCTTCTAAGCTAGATGAGTTAAAATTTGAATTAAAATTACATGAATCAAATGCTGAAAAAGAAGCGGGTGTTAAATTACAACAAAAGATTTTATTGGCTGCGGTATATGGTTTGGAGATAGCAAATAATAAATACGACCCAATTGGAGCTAAGTTAGATGGGTGGTCAGAATCTGTTATGGATAATATTGATGATTATACTGTTATTTTTGAAAAATTATACGAAAAGTATAAGAGTAGATCAGATCTTCCTCCTGAGTTACAGCTTTTAGTTACTTTAGTTGGTGGAGCATTTATGTTTCATACAACTAAAACTTTATTTAGCTCGGCGATGCCTAGAGGATTAAATGATACTCAGTCTTCGGAAATAATGAAAAATATCAGTTCTGCTATGGCTAAGGAACCTAACCCTCATGTATCAAATGTATCTACAACAGAAATAACAGGCCCTTCTTTAAATTTATCTAGTATGCTTCAAAAATCTGATGATGCATCATCTATAGGAACAGTTGAAACATCCAAAGAAGTTACTATTAATCCAAGGGGTAAAAGAGCTATAAATTTATAAATTTTTTAATAAAAAAAAAATATTTACAATAAAATAAATGGAAAAGTCTAATTTGCAATTACTTTTAGCACTCGCTGCTGTAATAATAATATATCTCATTATGAACCCATATTGCCCTCCAGATATCACCAATGGTTTAGAGAAAAACAGTCGTAAGGATAAGTTAGATATTTTTAAAAATGCTTTAGGTATACAGGGTTCTGTTCGTAGAATGCTTCCTCGCGAAGATAGTCAAAGAAAAACTATTCTTGTAGGTATAAAAGAAGATTGTCCTTCTGGGTTCACGATGGCGCCCGTCGGATATAATTTATCTCGTGGAGGGTGTCATGTAACATGTGGTGGCGGGCATCAGTGTGGTGATAAAGATGGTAACGACCCAAGTGGTGTACCAGTTCCTCAGAAATGCTGCCAGGAAGATATTAGTTAAATAATTAAATAATAAAATAATTAAATAATAAAATAATTTGTATACTATAAATAAAACACAAATGACTTTATTTTATTCAAACCGAACTAATACTAAAAAAATAAACTCTTATAACCCAGGTCCGAGTGCGCTGTCTGCACCCCCCACTCGAGGTCAGCGAGTGCATCCTCGTAGAGGGAATGTAGACAATAATCAATATATAGACAATAATCAAATTGAATATATAGACGAAGATATTCAATATACAGAAGGAGATGTGAAATACACAAGTGGAAATAAATTTAACTACATTAGCGAGAAAGATATTAAAAGTTTGATATTAGATTCGACTAAAAGACATGAAGTTCTTATTAGAAGATTAGAAAAAATAGAAAATCTTATGTTATTACTACTTTTGATACTAATGTTCTTAGCTTTAAAAAGTTACAGTTAAATATGTAAAATTTTAGAATTTAAATTCAGTAATGTATATCTACTATTATTATAGAAAGATTTTCTAAATTCTTCTATAGTTAAAGTTCCGCCATAATCTTTTAAAGTTAAAATAGATGGTGCAGGAGTTATATTAAAATCGCAACCAAACAATTTTCTATAAAATTGACCAACTAAATATGATTTATGTTGAAAATTTTTATCATTCATACAATAACTTTTCACACAATTAGGGGAACAAAAATTACCAAATAGTTTATATCTCTTTGTTTTATTGCAATAATCTATAGGTAAATAAAATGGTTTATTGTTAAAATAATGATGACAATTATAACATTTTAAATCTCGTTTTACAGTATTTTTTTTATCTTTATTATATAAAGTTAATTTTTTAGAATGATCTTGTTTATAAGTGCAGTTGTCTTCTTCATCGCTAGAAACTGTTAATCTACAATTATCATTTGTATTGTTTATAAAAAAATCAGATATATTAGTCTCGCTGGGTTCTTTACCATGAACTTCTATAAGAATATTACCGAACTTTAGATTATCTGTTCTATAGTTCTCACTGGTTATTTTTTGTGTTTCTTTTATTGGAGTTACATCATTTGATTCTTCTATTAAGTTTTTTCTAAAAGGTGTAGTTTCAAATTTTTTCTTTCGTCCTCTTTTTTTAGGTTTAACTTCATTTTCACTCATTTGTAAATATATTTAAAGACTCTTTATATTTTTTATTAAATTGTAATGTGGTTTTTATATGGTATTACAGTCGCGTGGATTTTAGCCAATATTACGCAAGCTGCTATGAATCGTTTTGTATTTAATGTAAATAAGAAGAAAAGTTTAGACAAGATTGAAAGAACAGAAGATCGAGATGAATATACACTACTGTGTTACGTAATTACTTACGAAGACGGGGAAAATGAAGTTTTGGGTGAAACAACCTTAGAGGAAATCGAGGAAAAAGATGAATTAAAGAAGATTGATTATATAACTATAAAGTATATGTTTAATGGTAGGCTAATGAAATATATTACAAGGCAAATGGATATCGAATTCCCGTTTTATAATTTTAATGTAGAACCTGAAAAATACCCTTACTATCCAGATATTATGTTTTTTAACAACCTTGATGTAACAGATTATGTTAGACCTTATCTAGGACCCCTTTGTAATTTTTACGGGGATAGAGAGGAACCTGTTAAATTAAGCGATGCTTTGAGAGAACATCCTGAATATAATACATTTAATTTTGAAGAAGGAAATTTTATAATGATATCTAATAAAACTAAATTTTATGGTAGAAAAATTGTCACAAAGGAACTTCCATGTAATTTTCTTGTATGGAAGAGGCATGCTGCAGTAGATCCAAGGGATGAAGAAAAATTAAACAATAGAGAAGAATTAATAATTTAATTTAATTTAAGTTATTTTAATTCAGTCTAATTAATATTTATCTTAAATCAATATAAACAAATTATATAATGTTATTTCAGAATATGTCCTCTAATAATTCTGACGTAATATTTACATTCAAAACTGTTCAAACAAACGCTATACGAATTTTATTTGAATCTTTAAAAAATATACTATCGGACGTTAATTTTAAAGCAGACGCTACAGGGCTTAAATTAACAGCAGTTGATGGGACAACTAGTGCTATTGTTAACCTTTTTCTTTATTCAGAAAAATTTGAAGAATACATTTGCGAGAATTCTATAAATATAGGTGTAAGTTTAGCATCAGTGTTTAAGATATTAAAAGGTATAAAAAATACAGACACAATTTCATTCACTATCTTAAAATCTGATCCAAATAATATGGTACTAACATCTCAGAACAGTGATAAAAAATCAGTAATGAGAAGTAAAATAAAGTTATTAGATATGGACGAAAAAATATATAATATACCAGATATTCATTTTGATTCATATATTACAATGCCATCATCAGACTTTCAAGTTTACATTTCAGATCTTTCTAATATATCTTCTGAAATAGAAATAAAAACCAACTCAGATAACATGGTTATGACAGCTGTGGGTGATTTTGCAGAACAAAGTATAACAATAAATGAAACAAATGACAAAATATCTGATAAAACAAATGAAAACAGTGGTTTATATAATATTAAATACATTCAACTGTTTACAAAATCAACCAATTTATGCGGAACTGTAGAAATTTATCTAAAGACTAATTATCCTCTTACTATTTTATACAATGTAGCAAATCTAGGTGTTCTTAAATACTGCCTTGCTCCAATTTTATAATTGGTTTAGGGTAACACCCACATGATGTCTTTTTTAATTTATAATATATTCTCATCATTACACTTTTAATTGCCCTGTATATAGTTTTATACATATCGGTGTTTTTAAGAAGCTGAAGAGCCATGTCTAACTGTTTATCATCTATTTCTATATTGTACTTTTTAGTTAATAACTCGTCGACGCTTATTATTATTATATTTTCTATAGAATCAGGTGTGAAATCTTTAAATAATTTTTTATTTGTATGTAAAAATGTCGTTAAATTTAAAATAAGAGGTAAATAATCTATTTTACCATCTTTAAGCTCTTCTTCAAATATATCTAGTAAGCCATTTACTAGAAGTATATTTACAAGTTTAGTATAATATTCATTTTTTCTTAAATCTAAAACAATATTCTTAAAAGATTTCATTTAATTATATTATATATTATTATATATAATTAAATGGACAAAGAATTATTATACGGTATTTTTTTAGCATTTATGATAACGTCTATTTTCGATCTATTTTCAAATTTATTACTACCTTCTTTAGGCGGGACAACTAAACTTAGAGAATATTTTGAACAACATACACCCCTGGCTGCTGCTCTTATAGCCGGTTTTGTAGGTGCTGTAACTTATGCAATTATTTATGCAACTTATTCTGGAAACCCATCTCCAAATCCTTTTAATTTTTTGGTAATTTTTTGTATAAGTGCATTAATTGGGATTCCTATAAGGTGGTCTGGTTTATTCCCACATTTGGATAAATATTATTATCAGGTAATACCTAGAGTACAATCTTACATAGCAGATGGGTTATCCGGATTAATGGTTTCGGTTGTACATTACTATATCACAGGTCAAATTCAAGGTTCTACTGCGGCATTATTCGCTTTAATTATAGGAGGTATTTATTCATTGCCGATTTAATTAAAAAATAATTTAATTTATATATAATAAATGAAATACTTATATGATTTCTTTAGTTCAACTAATTGTAGAGCTGTAATATTATTGTGTCTTATCTTATTAATACATGCTTATATGAAGTTTAAAGAAAAATACACGGAATTAAAAAATAAACGGAATTAAAAAAATATCGATTAAAAAGATATTATTTAATTTTAATTAAAATTAAAATAATAATATATGTTAAAATTAAATGAGTACTGACGAACTAATAACAAAGCTTGGTTTTGGCGCAGCGCCAAGGATGCGGGCCGCCGCTGACGCCGCAGCTAGAAAAGCAGCAGCTAAACCTGGAACATCAAAAGCTGTTTGGCTGGGGGTGGGCGCTCTTTTAGGCCTAGGAATTGCTGCATTTTTCTACTGGCTTTATAAACGTAGCGATTTCCGCTTTACCCCAGACCCTATGCAGAATACAAGAGCATCTAAAACACAACCTCCTCCGGTACCAACTCACCGAGAATATATGTTTAAAAGACCCAAAATGAAACCTTTTAAAAAAACTCACTTAAAAACGTCGGATGATTTTGGTGGTTATTATGGCGCTCATCCAAGGGGATTTTCACAAGATGAAGAACGAATGAAACGTAAAACAGGTCAAAAAAATAGTTATTTACCAAAAACGAATGATAAAATGAAAAATAATTATAAAAATATTAAACCAGGTATATATAATACAGGTCATATAGAACAGGTTGGTGAAATAAACAGTGCTACAAATATATCAGCTGGAAATAATTTTGTAAGCGCATTTGGAAGAAACAGTGGTGATAGAAATATTAGTAGATATATTCAGCCACTTGAATCTAGAGGAGTATCTTCTGATGCATTAAATTTCGCAAGTATCACGAAATAAATAGTCAAGAGGTAAATCAGGGCATTTTTTAACATTCTGTGTTTTATCTTCAGGATAAATTATATTAAATTTTTTTGAATTATAAAATGATAGTCTTTTTTTATTCCAGTTATTAAATATACTAATACTATCATTTACATCTATCACAACAGGTAGATTCTTATTTATTTTTCTTAATATTCTCCCAACAGCTTGTTCTATATTACATTTGGGAGAAGCTAAAACTAATGTATCGAGTTCTGGATTATCATAACCCTCTGAAGCCATTTGATATGTTGCAATTATAATGTCACATTTATTTGAAATACTTAGTTCATCTTTTTTCATACCTCCGTAATACAATCCAACTGTATGAGATTTGTTCTTTAATTCATGTGCAATCTTTTCACAATGACATTTCCTATCTGATAATACAAGTATTTTACGTTTTTCCATTGCATGCTGTTCTATAAGCCGTGTTATGAGAGAAACTCTACATTCTATTTCTGTCACGTTTGTTATACTAGCTGCACTATTTACTTTACCATTTGGTAAATATTTAATGGTATTATTAGGGTGTTCATAAAATGTATAAACCTTTATAATAGGTTCTATTACAAGTAATTGTACATCTACTGCTATATCACCTAAAAACCAATTAAGTGTATATTCTAATCTATCTGCTCGTTTTAAAGTGGCTGTTAAACCTAGATTGTATTTTGATCCTATTTTATAAAAAGCGGATGAAAATACCTTGGAGCAATAATGATGAGTTTCATCCCAAATAGAAAGAGAAAATTCATTAAATGTATCATCTGGGTAATCTTTAATAGAAATGCTTTGAATCATTCCTATACATACACTTGGTTCAGTGTTTATAACTTTACCTTGTATTATACCAGGTTTAATTCCTAAAAATTTTATTATCTGTTCTTTCCATTGTTCTAGAAGTGTTTCTTTATTTACAAGAATTATAGTCTTTACACCCAATTGTGATGCTATATAAAGAGATGCAAATGTTTTTCCCCAACCAGTATATAAACACGCTATACATGATTCTTTTGAGACAAGTTCTTTATATACAGTATTTATGACTTCTTTCTGATAATCTCTAGGAATTCCATTTATGTTAATATTACAAAAGGTTACTTTATTTTCTATAAGTTCACCTTCGTTCGAAAAATGTTTTGGTATGTACATTGATGTATCTTTTACATTTACGTTCTTTTTTAACTTATAAAGACAGTAGTTTATTGGAATAGGAGCTCCAGGTATAAAAGGTGTAACTGTTAATTTTTTTTTAAGTTCATTGCTTTGATTACATTTTCTACCTTTCATCTCTTTAATTATTTTTTTTAACTTTAAATATATTGCTAATATATAAATGTTAAATATATCTTCTACTATTATTAAAAAATCTTTTATAGCTGCTATTGCAGCAGTTTTAATTAATATAATCGCTTCATTTGCAGTTCTTCCTTTTGCTACATCTGACCAAATTTACCCACCGTCGGGGGTAGAAAGCCTAGGTTATTTTTCACAGATTATACACTTACTTCTTCTAGATAATAGGGTTATTATTTCAAATTCTATTCTTGTATTTATCATAGTGTTTATATCTGTTATTTTGTCTTTAGGTATGTAATATGAATCAAATGAAAGCATTACCACGATTATCATAACTTTTTAATAAATAGACGGACCATATTTCCTTAGCTTAAAATCCACGGTATGTCATCAGTTCTTCAGTAGTCAGGCCATATTCCCTTAGCTTAAAATCATCTAAATATCCAGTCTTCACCGAAAGTCTATACAACTTTCTAAGCACTTCTTGATGTTTACCTGGAATTATTGAATCTGGAATGAAATTTCTTCCAGTTGCTTCTTTGAATAATGTTTGTATTATTTTGTGCATAGTTGCTACACACGGAGAACATCTGTCGTACAGACTAGACATCACTATAGCGTCGTTTTTATTCAATATATGGTGAAAATCACCATTACCTTCGCCGTGCTCCGGTGTAGAATGTCCATTCACATAAGCGTGACGCGCAGTCACATATTCATCAAGTTTCATATCTTTCCACAATAGAACATCGGGGCGCAGCCTAATGAAGCAGTCGAATTCAGTAGGGTCGTCTAGTGCCATTGTTAAACTTTTCTTTATACTAAGTAAGTGCGAAATCTGCCTGAATTGATGTTCATCGGTATTCACCCCGGATATTTTACTCTTGATCTCATTACGATAAATATTATTGTCTTCGCACAAAATCTTCTTAGGATCATACAGCCTTTTCAAATCCTGTTCTAAATCAGGATTCCAGGTATGTATAAATATTTCAAACTCAACCCCAGGATTTGCTTCTATTATGTGAGTTCGAATACATCGTTCTATTGCCCTGAAATTCACGTAATCTAATTTCCCAGCTTGATAATTACCAGTTTTGATACCCACAGCACCAGCAATACAAAGAGCAACTCTTTTATGACCTGGAAGATGTGTGTATTTTGAGGTATTATATTCTTTTATATATATTATCAGTATTATCACAAACGCTACTAAAATAAATATAGGAATATTGCTGTTTTTCATAACTCTTACCTTTAGTATTTTTTTCTTTTTTTTTTAATTTTGCTTAATTATTGTATTAATAATATAAAAAACAAATTGATTATATTATTAATATGACTTGCAATTGTGGGGTTAGATGTTTTGTATATGAAACACTTGAACCGTTTGGAGATTTTTATCAAAGGGTTTTGATTTCTAGTTGCGGTGTATACATTATCGACGGGAAAAAGAAATCTAAGTGTAGTTTTTATAATAAAAAAATATTAAAAACCGGGATAGTTATAGATAGTCCTACAATTGTAAAAAAAGAACATGAAAAATACATACTAAATGAAGACTTAGACATTGATAAAAAAAGTAGAAAAGACATAGAATCGAATATTTATTTACTTAAATTAGCAAGGGAATACCCTATTAACATTTCTAATTACATATCATTAATAAATTATAACTTAAGAAAACTACAATATAAACCTTTTTTCGTAGATAAAGAAAGTATTGAACAACTCGTTGAAAGATTAGAATATAACCCAGATGACATAAGAAAACCTGTAGTATTTCCTACTAAATGTAAATCTAATTGTAAGTCTACTAAACCCAGAAAGACAGTCAATAGAAAAAGAAATATAAAATATGCAGCCGATTTTATAAACTTAGAAACTTCTCTAGAAATTGAAGATTCTAGCGACAATTCAGATGAAAATGAAAATGAAAATGAAAATGAAAATGAACTTGAAAATGAAAATGAAAATGAAATTGAAAATGAAATCGATGTATCAGATATAGATTGTGATATATTCGAAATTGACGATAATGAAGAGGCGTTCAGTGATTAAAATAAATACCTAGCAGATATAATAAGTAAAGATGTTATCATCAATATTAAATAATGAAACTAAAGAGGAATTCAAAACCGTCGTAAATGTTGCGATATTTCCTGTTAAAATTTATTGTATTTTACTTTTGTTATTTATCTTAGTATTAATATTTGAATTATATATATTAATTAATTTAAAAAAATCCAAAATAATTAGTTAAATGCTAGCCGTTACAGATGAAGAAATTCAATTTTTTAAAAAAGATATAACAGACTTTACTAACATAGAAAAACAAATAAAAGAATTAAAGGCTAAAATTAAACCTTATCAAGATAAAATAAAAGAACTTAATAAATTGAAAGATACTAAAAAGGAGGAAGTTATCAATTTTATGGATTGTAATAAATTAGATATGTGTAATACAGATGATGCGTCTTATGAGATGAAAGAAACTAAAAGCACTAAGACGGTTACTAAAGGTGATGCATATGATAGGATATATAAATTTTTTTCAGATGATTCTCATAATATCAGGGACATGAATGTAGAAGAAAAATCTAAGTATCTACATAATTATATTTATGTAGATGGGAGAGAAACAACTGTTGTAAAAACACTAAAAGCTAAATAGTGGTTTATCTTCAATATCTGACATATCTTCTGAACTATAATACATGTCATTGTCTTCCATCTTAATTTTAGAAATTATCTTAATATATGTATCTCTTGTAATGCTGTTGATGTCGTTGTTTTTATTTGTTTTAATTATTAAGATGTCTCCATAAAATTTATCTTCTGTGAATGGAATTATATGTATATTTAAGTCTTTATCTACTTTATTATATAGTATAATATAGTCATTACATTTAATGTAATGTTTATATTCTTCAAAATCATTACTTTCTAAACTAAACTTAATCGTTTTGAACTTAATCTCATTTATTTCACCGTTCTTTTTTAAAAGAAGTCCAGTTCTCATTATACATAGAATGTATTTTATTATACAGGTTTTAACGTGTATAAATACATTATATAGTAATAAAAAATTTACTTAAAAAAATATATTATATAAACTTATATTACCGGATGTCTATATATGAAAACAACAGGGACTGGAATAATAGTATAAAAGAAAAAATTAAAAACGCAGATAGTGAAGATATATTTAAGTTTTTTGAGGAATTAGATAAAAAATGGAATATAAATTCTTCAAATATGGGTGATATCATCAAGAATTGTTTTAATTCTTTAAATATGGATAAATTAGATACAATAGATATCGGTATATTGAAAATAGAATTAGATAAGGCTATGTATGAAACAACCCTAATTTTTACTAAATTTAAAAAACTGGTACCTAATTATGAAGAATATTCTAACAGATGGAATAAAATATACGAAGTTATTTTTTATGGAGAAAGACTTATCAGAGATGTCTACTTGTTGCATAAAACTGGTCATCCGGAACACGATTCATTATCAAACGAAGACCCGGATATTCTATTCAAATATGCTAGATTTAAAGATGACTCTAAAAAGACAGCTTATCAATGCCTTCTTTTGTATATGATTGAACAGTTTGCAGAAGATGGATTTGCAAAGTTTAATGGAAATCTATACAGACCACTAATAAAAAATGGTAACAATACTCATGCATGGGAAAAACTTTGTACTATCAAAGAATATCTGTATCAAAAAACGGATCATAAGATAAATTTTAATCAATGGAAAAATGCAACATCAAATGCTGGAAATATAAACTCGGCTGAAAAATATTTCAATGAGTTTATGGGACCAGAGCTACCGGAACTTAAAAAAGATAGACATCTTTTTGCATTTAAGAATGGTAATTACATCACGAAATATAATACTGCACCAGAAGGAGAAACTCCCTATTATGAAGACGTATTTGTTCCGTATGGACAAAAGAACCCTTACATAACCAATTTCTCAGTTGCTGCAAAATATCATGATCAATCATTCAACAATTTTGATGAAATCGAAGACTGGTTTAATATCATTGAATATTGTCCAACTTTTAAGAGTCTATTAGATTATCAAGAACTTCCAGAAGAAGTTCAACGATGGCTTTGTATTTTTATGGGTAGAAAGCTTTTTAAAATCGGAGATTTAGATAACTGGCAATGTCTACTGTATCTATTAGGTCAGGCTGGTACAGGTAAGAGTACAGTTCTTATGAAAATTTTGCAAAAATGGTATGACGAAGAAGATGTTGGTATCATTTCAAATAATATTGACACTAAATTTGGTATCAAACCTCACGTAAATAAGTTTATGGTATTGGCACCGGAGATTTCCGAAAATTTTAAAATGGAACAAACTGATTGGCAGCTTCTAGTAGAAGGCGGGAGAAACACATACTCGGAAAAGTATAAAAACGACGAAACTATTGATTGGACCTTGCACATGACAATGGGTGGTAATAAAATCATGAGATACAAAAATAATTCCGAGAGTGTTTCTAGGAGAACAGTCGTTGTAAATTTTTGGAAAAAGGTTACAAAAACAGATACTGCTATAGATAAGAAATTGGCTAAGGAACTTCCTATCATTATGAAATTATGTGTATCTGCTTATTATTCCGCTGTAAGACAGTATGGTATTAGGGGTATCTGGGATATACTCCCTAGATATTTTCATGAGAATAAGGAAGATATGGAACAAACTACTAATGCACTACAGAACTTTCTTAAGTCTGGTAAGGTTGTATTTGGTGATAAACTTTACATACCCGCGAAAGTGTTTTCTCAAGAATTTAATGAACATGTTAGAGAAAATAATCTAGCAAGAGAGCAGTTCACAAAAGATTATTATGGAGGTATTTTTACAAACAATGGAATAAAGGTAATTCAACAAGGAAGCAAGGAATATCCACGGGGTTCTGGGATTATGTTGAAAAGAACTATGTTTTTTAAGGGTATTGATATAATTAATCAATCTAATGACGACGATGATCCTGAATGAATTATTTTACGTTGATATTGTATAAATAAAATGTAATTAATAATTTATAAATGGCAAGGACAGTGGAATCCCATCCAGCTGCAGAAGTAAACCAATCTTCATTTAATGTTTCCATGATCTATTTGGTTTTGTTCATATGTATTATTACAGTTGTTTCTTATTTTATGTATAAAGTTTATAAAAAATTACAGGCGTTAAATGATGAAGTTGTTAAAGTTACTAACAGGGGTGATAGCCTAGATAGTAGTAATAAAGAACACGATAGACAGATAGACTTTCTGGCTGAACACTTGAAAAGAGTTGAAACTAGTATTGTAAAACCTCCACCTGAACCTCCTAATAAAGTAGAAATAGTCCCAGATAATTCTGAGGAGGTTTTAGAAAGAATAGTAGAAGAATAAATTAAAGTCAGTGACATAATATAGTGTTTTTAGTAAAATTCGAATTAGTTATATTTTTAACACTTTCGAATTCATCTTTGTCTACATATAAATTCCAATTTATTTTATTCAAAACATCCTCCTCCAATGGTCCTTTTCCTGCTATTTCAATATCGCATATGAATTTATTTGATATTATTATACAGGTTTCGATCAGATCTTTTATATTTTTGCTATTAATAACCGAATTGGAATTTTTATACCTTCGAAGGTATATAAGTGTTAATATTATACTATCTAATTCAAAAATGTCATTATCTTCAAACAAATTAAGTATCATTTTATATATACCCCTAGTGTTTTTATCGTCTTTAAATGAAAAGTCTAAAATGTTATTTATATTTGAAATTGTTAGCATATTAATATATTATAATATATTTTATATATTTTATATATTATAATATAATATAGTACAATGGAAAAAAATTTTTGGATCGGTATTGTTTTATCTTTTATTATTACAGCTTTTTTCGATTTGGCTCTTAATTTATTGCCTTCTCCAATTGGCGCTACTTCAATAAGAGGGTATTTTAATAAACACACCCCTCTTGCAGCAGCCCTTATCGCAGGATTTGTTGGGGCTGTAACATTTTTAGCTATTTATTTTGTTTACGGAAAAATCCCCGAGCCTACGGTGTATAATATGTTAATAATATTCTCAATAAGCGCACTAATGGGTACTCCTATGAGATATTCTGGATTGTTCCCCCATTTAGATAAACATTATTATCAGGTAATGCCCAGAATACAATCATTTGCTGCTGATGGTTTATCCGGTATTATGGTAGCCGCTGTTTATTACTTCTTGATAGGAAAACTTAAACCCGAGATAGCTCTTTTATACGCTATACCAACTGCCATAGCTTTTAAGCCAAAGATGATAGGAATTAATGTTTAAATTGTTAATATAATATTTCATTGTTATTTAAAAGTTTTATCAAATATTTAAAAGTCTTGAAGTATAGATTTATATCGGAACCACCAGTTAAAATAACGCTCCCAGGTCTAAATATAGCAACTGTTAATTTATTTGCTGTTTCTGGGTCTTCAATTTTTAGATTTATCGCCGGATATTTACTTGGATTATATGTATATCTTTTTATCATAGATTCATTAGTTACATCTAATATATCACATAATACATTCTGTTTAATGTTTTTCGAAATTTTAAAATCAGAGTTGATCATACATATTCTAAGATTTGTAATTTTTGAAAATTCTGGATTTAAAAATGCTTCAACTTCAGTAAGTCTTCTATATATCTTTCTAACTGCATAAGTAGCTGACATAACATTTAATACCCCTGCTAGTTGAATATTTCCGTTTTTAAATATTTTTACAGATATTTTTTTTTTATCCTGATATTTTACTGTTATGTAAGTATTTATACAATTGTAAAAAACTTTAGAATCTTCATTATTAATAAATCTATTTTTATATAATTGTAAATTTATAATAGAATTGTAGTTGCAACATAGAGTCATTGTGGATATAGACCATTTTTTGAGTATATCTATAAAACCTAAATCAGTAAAAGATCTTATTTTATCATAATCTTCAAAAAATGTTTTAAAATTTTTATGGCATATACACGGGGTGTCTAAGTATTTTTTCTTAGGATCGCATATTTCACACATACGTTCTTTATATCTCTTTATATATAGTTTCTTTATATTCATATTTTTTAGTAATTTATGTTTTAATTAATCCATAAAGATAGTTTTTTATTAAGTTAGCTAAAGAAGTCTTGTTAGTTATACTTTGAATACACGCCTCTAATACCATACTACTATCTTCTTTGGAATGATTTTTTATTAAAAATCGCGCATAGTAAATCATTCTTGGTAGAACTTGACTATATAAATCTAAATCATTTATCGTAGGTTGTTCTAATGCATTTAACTCTTTTATTATATCATACATACAATAAGTTATTATATTTAATTCTACGATACGTTTCATATTTGGTGATACAATAACTTTAGTCGTATTTTTTCCATAATAATAAAATATGAGTTTATTAATTTCATTTATTTTTTTATCTGTTATCTGCGTTCTTGTACACGGATCAATAAAATTATCGGTTTTTTCTAAATATTTAATAAAATTATAAAAGTCATAATAGAAAAAGAAATTATTAACTTTTATAGATATAAAAGGATATCTTAATTTTTCTAATGATATTTTACATGTATCATCCATCATTGTTTTTTTTCTAAATTGTCTCTGTATATAAGTCACTGTTTTAAAATCGTTAAGTTTATTTAAAAGTTGAAATTTATTACATTTACTTACGTATTTTATATTATTTATTTTACATAATTTTTTTAAGACCCGGTAAGGTAATATTGAATTAAATTTAATTAACATGCTATAATACAATTAATTATTTTTTTAAATTTATTAAAATGTTTAAAAAAATAATTAATACTATGTAAACCATGAGTTCGTTTAGATTATCTAAAAAAACGGTTCATAGTGATTCTAGGATGTCTATAAGTGCTAAGCATAACCAAACAATAAATAAACTAGAAGCCGAAACCGATAACCTACCTAAATACAAAAAGGAATTAAACGCATTAATAAAGTTAAAAAACAACAAACAAACGAATAAAGTATTAACTACAGATAAAAAAAATGAAATATCAGAAATAGATACAAAAATCAAAGAGTTAAATAATAAAATAAACTCTATAGAAAAATGCGAAAATTTAACAGAGTATTTATTTAATTCTATCGATTTTATTAAAAATATAGACGGTATAGAATACACAGAAAATAATGAAAATAAGAGCGACGGTATTTTTAAATATGTATCGATGGATATGGAAAAGAAAAACGAGGAAAATTATAAAATGTATATGAAACAATGTTTTCCAGGAGAAATAAATAACATAGAATACTCTTTAAATACATATACCTGCAAAAATTGTTTAAATAATACTTGTCAGGATAGTTCTTCCGGTTTAAATATATGCTATTCCTGTGGATTAACAGAAATTAATTCTGTTTCTCTTACACCGGAATGGAATGTTTCTGAAACACATGACTTTATTAAACCTTATAGTTATAAAAGGACTAGTCATTTTAAGGAATGGATAACACAGATACAGGGAAGAGAAGGTACAAATATACCTGATGATATTATAAATATTTTATTAATTGAAATAAAAAAAGAAAGATTAACAGATAAGAGTTTAATAACATATTATAAAATTAAAGAATTTCTTAAAAAATTAAAATTAAACAAGTACTATGAACACATACCAAATATAATTCACAGGATTACAGGAAATAAACAACTTATTATTTCACAAGACCTTGAGGATAAATTAATTGATATGTTTAACAAAATACAAGATCCTTTCATAAAACATTGTCCAAAAGAAAGGAAAAATTTTTTAAGTTATTCTTATACTTTATATAAATTTTTTGAATTGTTAAATAAACCTGAATACCTAATATATTTCCCCCTTTTAAAAAGTAGAGAAAAATTATTCGAACAGGAGAGAATATGGATGTTAATATGTAAGGAATTAGATTGGGAATTCCATAAATGTATTTAATATTTATTTAGTACATAGCTAGAGACGAAGCACCGCCCTTGAATAAAGAGGTTGTCTCACCTACACATGTTACATTAACGGTGGTAGCCTTAGCGTCTTTGGAGAAAGTTAATACAAGTCTGATATTATCGAAACGATTAAGGGGTACAGACGAACCACCGTATGCGCGAGACGCTAAGGGGAATACGTAAATAGACTTTCTCGACTGATCTGGATCTCTCATATTATTACCCATTACATTATCGAGGGAATTAGAGATTAGACCGAGAGACGACGCGGTTGTACCGTCTAGTAGCTGAGCATCAATTGTACCCGAGAATGAGGACGAATTGAGTTTAAGCTCGGCGTTGTCTAAACCACAGCCAGCTTCGCCGGTTACTGTGATAATAAGGTGTGACGAATACAATGAGAAATGATCTAAATCAAGTGTGTAGTTCTGTTCGAAACCAGCATCCTGAGACTTATTAACATTCTGAGTCATCTTAAGACGCTTAGGAATACCGGCAGGCTGTGTCTTCATCATCTCACGTTCCTCGTTACACATAATCATGCAACGGCCGTAAAGCTTACCTGGTTCAATAGAAACCTGGGAAGCAGTTGGAACAATGCTCTCATGAGAATCAGTGAATACTCTAGAAAGATCATTAGTAAAATATACCTTAATCTTAACAGACTGATGTGGTGCCGCGGCCATTAGATAACCATTCTCTGTATTCTCGGTAAAACCCTGTAGCTCTGGAGCCATTGTTTTAGTTAGGAGTGGGAGACGAAGGAACATGCTACGGGTCTGAGGAGCGATGTCAGTCGCGATAACATTCTGGTAACCACCGGCTAGAGTAGCTTTGCCTGTATTAACACAGGCATCTAATGTATAGCCGGTGTCTGCGCCGCGAAGATGGTATACTTGATTAGAGTTTCCAAGACTGTGTTCGGGAATTCTAAGAGCTGAGGACGAATTTCCTTCAGTATTTAACCTAAAAGGTTCGTAGATAGAAGCTACTCTGCCCGCAGTATCTAATTCCTTACCATTTGAAGATACAAAACCGTTTGCCTGTGTTCCGAATCTCTTGAAAACACCCTCACCCAATTCGGTGCAGTTACAGGCTAAGATGTCGTCATTTTCTAATGTTTGCCAGATTTGAGTACCAACCTGAAACTCTACGCGCTCTATAATAGACGCTAACCCAAAGTTATTGAATGTAAAAGCATCAGTGATTGGATTACCATCTGCGTTAAGCGTGTCACTTCCTAGTTTACTTGTAGTAGGGTGTTCGGTACATTTTACACCCACCTGTATGTATAGATCACCTAAAGCGTCTATATCATTATTTACAGTAAATATCTGATTGCCGCCCCAGGTGGTTGTACCAGAAACACCACTTGTTGGAATTTCCATAATAGACGAACCATATAGAAGCTGGCGGGTGGTATCGTTTTTGTTGTAGAATACAGACATTACATCACTGTCATTAGCGCTTATTTTATTTGTAACAGCAAGACCCTGGGTCCCGCTTCCATTATACGAAGC